CCACTTTTCTCGGTATTACCACGGATCCGCCGCAGCTCAGCACTTCCAGAGGTGGCATCGGTACGCCTTCCACCAGCGCAGTCACCACCAAAATATCCAGGCTCTGGTAAAAGTCCGCCATCTCGTGCCACTTATAGCGTCTCGTCGGCACCGGCCAACCCCGGCCCGACGCCCGCCACTCCACCTGTTGCCCCGGTTTGCTGGCTATCAGCCGCCTGGCCAGCGTCTCGCCTTTGCGCCCGTTGGAGTAGCTAAAGCCGCTCAATCCCGCTGTCAGCCGCCGCCCGGCCTGTTTTTTGGGGATCGTGAATCGATCCCGCTCCACCGGGGGCCACACCTGCGCCGACGGCCCAAAGTCAGCCACCACCCGGCCATACATCGCCGCCGTCACCAGCCGCAGTTGCACCCGTTCGGCCACGCTCATGAACAGTTTGGCCTTGCCGTTGCCCGGCGGCTGCGTCTCCAGGTGCGTAAAATAGGCCGCCACCGGCTTATCTTTGGGCCACGGTTTCAACAGCGGCGCTTCAAAATAGCCGCTCAGATAGATCACATCGGCGCTAAAATCGGGCCTGGCCGTCAAATCCCAGCCCAGGTTGTCTCGTAGATATCGGCCAAATCGGGGTATCACCCGATCCTCCGTCAGATTTCGACATACAATATTCACGGCCAGGCCCACTTCCTACTCCCTACTACCCGCTTTGCGTCCCTACTACCTATTCCCTTATGATCCGCTCAGGAAATCCACTTCCACAAAAGCGGTCGGTCGGATCACACCCATTGCCGCCCGCAACTCGCAGCGGATAGCCACCATATTGCGGATGAAGAAGTCGGCGTGACTGTCGCTCACCGCAATGGTCGCCTGCTCCCGATCCCACAACACCATCTTGCGCCAGTTGCCCAGATAGCCGGTGCCCTGGGTCAAAAAGAACGATTGGGCCACGGGGACTCCCCACAGGGTTTTCATACCCTGCCGCATCGGCCCGCCCCAGTAATACTGGCCTTGCAGGTCCTGCAACAGGTCAAACGATTCCCAATCCTGCGGGTTCATCAGCCAGGCTGTTGGCATCTGCCGCCCGTTGATCAACAGGTTGGTAATGGCCATCCGGGCCGTCACCGCAATATCGGTCGTAAACGCCTGCGCCAGAATGCCGGCCGTGTTGGCCAGCCCGGTGAAGTTTTCGCCGATGCCGTCGCCGTTGAGCATCTGGTTCTCCAGCTCCTCGTTCACGTCCGCCCGCAACTCGCTGTCGATCAACCCGCGCAATTGCGGCACATCCGCCAGAGCCCGGGTCGTGGCCGGCTTCCAGATGGCGATGGTCTTCACGGTTGCGCTCTGACGCAGCCAGCGGTTCACGCCCTCCGGCTTTTCGCCGCTCACCTCGCCGGTGGACCCGCTGTAGGTGGTCACGTTGGCCTCCGGCACGGTCGCCGATTCGGTCGCCTGCCGGGTCTGGATCACCCACTCTACCGTGTCGCTGGTGGTCTGGCGCACGTCGATCAACTGCCGCAGGGTCAGCGGATAGCGCCCCAGCTCCTCATAGATGCCGGATTGATCCGCCACCACAAACGCCCCGGCGCTCACGTCGCTGGAGCCGGTGATCAGCTCCTTGCGCTGCAGGCCATAGCCGTCGAACAGCCCCTTTACCAAAACCGGGTCGCTGGTAAATCCCTTGATCCCGGCCAGCCGCCCGCCGGGAGCGTACCGCTTCATAAAGCTCTGCCACTCCTCAGACTCCACAAACATCTGGCCCAGGCTGCCGCCCGCTTTGGCTTTGGCCTGGCCGCCGTTGGGTTTGCCTGCCGTTTTGGCCTGCGCAAACATCTGGCTAAAGTGGTCGATATCCTTGATCAGCGACTCGTTTTTGCGCTCTTCGGTGATGGCCAGCTCGATCTGGCGCACTTCATCCAGGGTCTTCTGAACCAAATCCTGCTCAGCCTGGCTGAAATCCCGCTCCTCTGCCACCACTTGCTGCCGCAGGGCCTCGATCTCGATCCACTTGCCCTGCATTTGTTCCATCAACTGCTGTGATTTTAACATCTCAGACCCCCTCCAATCGGGTCTTGATTACGGTCAACTCCAACAAATCGATCATAGTAATTATGTCAACGCTAGGATTACCGTCTGCCGCCCCCTTTAGAGCGGACCCGGCCTCTCCATCGTCAATCGCCGCTTCAAATGTGCCGTCGTGATCCCGGCAGTGGGCCATGGCCTCGTCCGCCGTCCAACTGTCTTTGGGATAGCGGTACGCCTGCTCGGTCATCGCCGCCTCGCCTTCCAGTCGGGCCATAATCACGCTGTAAGTTTTGCCTTCGTGCTCCCTGGTCGTTCGCCTGAAGCTGCCCGCCTCAAAATCAGCCGGGTCTCGCAGCCGGCAGGCGTGCTCGTTGGGGTAAGGTTTCTCCTCGGCGCTTTTGATCGCCGTCAACCGGGTGGCAATGCCCGCCCCCCGGCTCACCTGGCCCACCCCGATCACTTCCAACCGCTTCAAAAAGCGCACTGTTTGCCCGTCAAACACCCCCGGCGCGGCGTCCAGAATGTTGAAAGTGTAGGAAAATTCTTGCATCTCGCCGAGTTCTTTGGCCACGGTGTAGTGTTCCGCCCCGGCCGAGGTGTCCATAAAGAAGCGTCCGGCCACAATCGCCTCGTTTTCCCGTTCAAAAATCTGGCCCTTGCCTACCGGCGGCATTGCATAATTGTGATTCCACGCCTCAATCATTACCCGCTGCTCCCCAAAAGCGCCCGGCAGCGTCACATCCCCATCCCAATCGATCACGTTCAGCGTCGCAAACACCGCCTCAAACTCGCCCGCCTTACTGTCATCGGCCTTAAAATTCAACGCCGCCCTAAATGTCTTAGTTTCCATACTTCTTACTCCCTACTCCTTACTCCCTAATCAAACTCCACCGAACACAAGCAATTGGCGTTATTCTCCGCCCCGCCGCGCGGGTCACCCGGCCAACGCATCCCGTTGGGAAAATTGTCCCCGATGCCCACGCTCACCCCGTTCAGGGCGGCGTGTTCGTCTCGCGGGTTGCCGCTGTTCACCCGCCACGTCTTTTTGGTCAGTCCGCCGGCCCGGGCCGCCTCATGCGCCCCAAAATTACTGGCCGAAGTGACCGAACTGATCGCTTCCCGCACCGCCCACACCGACACGGCCAGATTGAACACATCTTTCACCGCTGCCAGCGGTTCCGGCTCCCGGATAGCCGCTGTAACGGCCTCTCTGGTAAAATTGTTGATATTTTCCGCCTGAATCCGGCTGTGTTCCTCCAGGTAAGCCATCATAGCGTCGGTGCTCACCTCAGAATCGAGCTGCCCGGCCAATAATTCAGCCCAGGCGCTGGCCGTCAGCACGTTCAGCCGCAGCAGATCGGTCTTCAGTTCCTCATTCCAGCGTTCATCGTCCCACCACACCCCGCCGATGTCACCCTTCGCCGCGTCGCTGGCCAGCGCCTTCGGCAGCCGGCTCACAATCGCCGCCTCCTGCCGCCGGTAATGTTTAGTCAACACCTGCGCCCATTTCTGCTGGTGCCGTTCCCGCAATCCTGGCTGATGGCTGTTGATCCGCTTCACGCTCAACGCTTCACGTTTCACGCTCCACGCTTCACGCTCGCCGCCCCGCTGCTCCGGCCCGGCCACATCCCGCGCCGACGCTTGCCCGCCCACCAGCACATTCAGCGGCGTCACCAGCGCATCGGCGTCGCCCCTGAGCATCGGCAAATTCATCCGGGCCCGGGCCTCATTGGCCGTCATCCACGGCCGGCCCACCGCGCTTTGCAGCGCCCTCGTTTGCTGTTCAAAATCGCCCTGCAATTTTTCGGCGATGTTGAATTCAACATACACGCCCTCAGTGTCCTCAAATTCGGGCAGCAGTTGCAGCTCGATATCCTGCTCGATGGAGGCCAGCCACGGCCCCAGCGTGTCCTGGTATAAATTTTTGTGCTGCTCCTGGATGTTGCTAAACGTGGCGTGATCCAGAATCCCTACCAGCGGCGGCGGAATGTGGTAAGCTCTGGCGCACTCCTCGCGGGTCAGTTTGCGCCCACCCAGGTACTCGCTCTCCTGGGCGTTGAACATATTGCTCTGCCACTCCATCCCCTCTTCCAGCACAGCCGTTTTGCCGCTGTTGGCGTCACCGCTGTACAGCGCCTCAAATTCGGCCTTGAATCGTTCCCGGGCCTGGTCGCTCCATTCCGGCGCCCCCGCCGGTCGCTTCACCAGCCCGCCCTGCCGGGCGCTGTTGCGCCAGAAATATTCCCGGTAGTTGCCGGCGGCCTGCTCCTCCGCCAGCACTCGCCGCAGCGTCTCCAGCGGCGATAGGCCGCTGATGGCATTCTCCGGGTTATAGCCCCTAAAATGGACCCCGTCCGCCGGCTTTATTTTCAGCAGCACCCCGCTAATGCTCACCTCGTATTCGGTCGGCACCAGCCCGCCCGTCGGCGTCACGTAGACCGGCGGAATCCGCAGCAGGCTCAACTGCCCTTCTCGCCTGATTTTGAGCCAATAGGCGTTAAAATAAATGCCCAGATCGCCCATCATCGCCTCGATCAGCCGGAAGGTGGTCATTTTGAATTGTGGCGGCATCGGCTGCTTCAGGATGAGGGCCAGGCCGTGCTCCGTCAGCCGTTCCCGGTCGTTGTCGCTGATCCGCCGGAACACGTGCAGGCCCAACTGAGCGATATTCCGGGCCAGAAAGTCAACGCACGTCCGCACGTTGGGCTGTGTCCGGTACAATGTGGCGTAATCGTAGTTAAATTGGTCGTATAAGCGCACCCCGGTGCGCAAAATCCCCGAATACCACGCCGGTGATTGAACCTCTTCCAACGCTCCTGACGATTGTATAAATGCCATAGTTATAATCCTTCGGTCAAATCACCTGAATGAACTCAATGTCCGCCATCTGGATCAAAACCTCGCCATCCACTGCTTTGCTGGTCCCGTCATTGAGCATTGTCGCATTTTTTAGCACCATAAATGGCCCGGATCGCCGCCAAATCACGGCCTTGAACGCCCGGCCCGTCTTCAGGTTGACAATAACGGTGCGCAGTTCCGGGTATGGCTGCCGCCAAAATAACCAGTTCATATCGTCATCAGCCCCCGCCGCTCATACACGCTGCTGCGGCTGATGTGCCGGGTGGCCCGGTCCAGCGCCATAATCAGCGCCGTCATCCCGTCGATCTTCTCCCGGCTCTTCTCTTTGTCCGGTTTGATGTTGCCCGCGGCGTCTTCCCTGGTCACCAGATTGTCGGCCATCCAGGTCAGCACCGGGTTATTGCCGTGGGCCAGCCGCTTGCCGGCAATCAATTTCCCCAGCTCCTTCATCGGCGGCGACATCGATGCAAAACCCTGCCCTATCGGCACCACCCACTCATCGCCGCCCATATCCATCAGCTTTTGGGTCACCAACGCCTGGCCCCAGCGGTCAAAGCCAATCTCCTTGATATTGTATTGTTTACCCAGTTCGCCGATCTCCGCCAGAATGAACTCATAATCCACCACAATGCCCGGCGTCAGCCGCAAAAACCCCAATCTGGTCCAGGCGTCATACGGCACCTGATCCCGCCGGACCCGCTCCACCATATTCTCTTCCGGCAGCCAAAAGCGGCAGATCACCTGGTACGGCTCCGGCTCATTTTCCGGCGGAAAGACCAATACCAGCGCCGTAACGTCAAACGTCTGGCTCAAATCCAGCCCGGCGTAACACACTCGCCCGGCCAGACTCTCCTCGGCCACGGCATACTCGCCGCAGGCCGTCCAATGGATCGGGCTGATCCAGCGGGTCACCGCCTGCGTCCAGATATTCAGGTGCCAGCGCAGAAAATGGTTCAGTTCCGCCGGTTTATTGCCCGCCTCTCTGGCCGCCTCCCGCATCGTCTCCGCCTTTTTGCTCACATTCAGCAGCGGATTGGCCTTGATCCAGTTAGATTGATCCTGCCAATCATCATCCACGTCCAGATCAGGCCAATCGTGTTTGGTATCCAGCGTGTAAATGATGCCCCAATAGGCGTCATCCTCAATAATGCCTTTCAAAATCCGGGCCACATACTCCCGTTGCCCGTAGCAGATGCCCTGCTGGTCCACCCCCGCCGTGGTAATCGCCAGCATCAACGGCTGCCGTCTGGCCCCGGTCCCGGTCTTCAGCACGCCCCACAGTTCCGGCTGCGGCCAGGCGTGCAGCTCGTCGGCAATCACCCCGTGGATATTCAGCCCATTTAGGCTGTTATAATCGCTCGATAGCGGCTCAAATTTGGAGCCGCTTTTCAATTCGTGCAGGTTATCCCGGAACACGCCCACCAGTTGCCCTTATTGCGGCGATTTCTTCTCCATCTCCGTAGCGTCCCGGTGGCTAATCCGGGCCTGGTCCCGTTTAGTGGCGGCGCTGTACACCTCTGCACCCGGCTCGCCGTCCACAAACGCCAGATACAACCCGATCCCCGCCGCCGTGGTCGTCTTGGCGTTCTTGCGGGCCACCTCGAGGTAAGCCGTCCGGAATCGCCGGGTGCCGTCGGCCCGTTTCCAGCCAAACA